TTCGGTAACTGACTGAAAACCAATAAGTTACACGATTTTGAGCTGAGCTTTCTTTTAGCCGTAATGGAATCCCGCGCACACACATACGCGCACACATACACCCGCGCGTGAAACAAAAATCTTAAGAAACCTAATCGTAAAGCATTGATAACCAAGAAGTTAGGAATTAACATTTGTTAGCATATCGTAACTCATTGATTATCAGTTAGTAAGCACTTCTCAACCCCATCTATACTATACCTTCACCATATTCGAGAAAGTGCCTCAGAACGTCTTAAAATCGTTTTGTGATTAATTAACATTTGAGTAAATTTGTAAGTGATTGATTTAGACGTAGTTACAAACAATTAACAATGCAGTGTTAATAACCTTTTACAAACAATGTCGAAGCGTAGAACTATTGTTGTATGCACTCTATTTGGAATGATTATAAATAAGGTAGGAATTAGGGGGATGAATTGTCCCCCTCCTTTAAGTAGCTACGGGTAAACGACATACGATTGAATACCTACACCACAGCTTTATGTAATGCCTTGTAAGTTATTGAATCCCAATGAGTTAGCAGTAAAAGCTGAATATATACGGCAAAAAACCTTAAAACGCAAGGGGACGGGGTTAAAAAATGTTAATTTCGGTATGGAAATCCAACGCCTGGCAATATAGATAATCCCCGATCTAAACATTTCTCAAATTTTTTTTCCAGTTATCGTCTTTTCTCCCGTTTTTTTTGTTGGCTCGCCTTTCGTTTACTTAAACCTTTACTTGAGTCAATTCTTCTAACTCGTTGATTACGTGCGGTTTGACTTACTTTACTTAAACCTTTACATTAGACTTGACTTTGAAAAAAAAAAGTGGTACCTTAGCAGCATATTAGCGTTCAGCGTGTATAACTTCCGAAATATTTTGTTTTATATACGAGAGCGAGTCTATAAGAGACTGATCGAGTATAGGGAGTGGAATATGCCCTTGTTATGTTCGGTTGTTTCTAAGCCTTATTAAGCTTTGTACTATAAAGGCCTTTTAGTTATCTTTGTGTCATGCCTAGAGTAAGAAAATATCATGAAGGTGGGAAAGGTCCTGGGCATCCACACTATACTATAGATAATAAAGCGGAAAGACAGGCAGCCGACGCTGCAGATTATTACGATAGATACCCCGAAAGAAGACCTGAGGCGATAGCTAAGAAAAAAGAAGATAAGGGGACTTTATTTGACAGTGCAGCAGACTTCTTTCAATACTCCCCAATTATAGGTGAGATTGTTGATCTAATTAACATACCTTATGTTGCGTCTACGGGTAAAGATGTATACAAAGGGGAGCCTCAAAGTGTTCAATCAGCTGCGGCTTGGGGTGTTGGAGGATTACTTCTCCCTAACCTCATACAAAAGCCTGCTAAGTGGTTAATAAAGCAAGGAGCTAAGAATGCAGATGATGTAGCTTCTATTTTAAAGTCTCATTTAAACAAAAACCCTGCTGACATCCCAGCAGACTTAAAGCCATTATTAGATTTCTCTAAGAAAAACAATGAGATGAGGGCTTTCTTATCAGATAAGTCACCTGGGTTTCCTTTTGCAGGTATGGATAATGTGGGATCTAATAAGTTAAAAGATGTTGGGGGGGACTTACATGACTATATAGTTAAGAATAGACCTGATCTAATAGATAAGTTTTCGGTAAAAAACTTTGAGTCTGGAATGTTTGACGAGGTTACTAGAGCGTGGGGGGATCAGTACTTGGTTAGCCTTAGAGGTGTTAGGGACGCAAAAAATGTCGACGAAGCTGCAGAATTTTTAACTTCCGCTAAGGGAGGTGGAGAAAGAGTTCAGGGTCCTGGAATTAATACTTCAGGTAGTTTGAATCAAGTAGAGCCGTTTGGTTCTGGGTCGCAAGGATATATAGGTAGGCTTAAAGTTAACGAACCTTACTCTTCTTCAGCTAACGCATCCACTATACTAGATAATATATACAATCTTGAGAAAGAAGGAGGAAAATTAATTCCAAGATCCGATGATTCTAGATTCTTAAGTAAAAGGGGTGTAACTGAAGGAATAAATACTATTGATGGAACCCAGGTTAGGGTAATAAAAGAAAATACCCCTGTTACAGTAGAAGATATAATTAAAACTGAAGGCAACGATCTTTCTAAAATTTTCAGGAATCCTTCTGAGACTACTATTCAGACCATGAGTGCTTTTCCCACCTATTCCGATAAAGTTTTAGATTGGACTAGGGGGCATAATAAATCTGGTGCAGATTTAAATGAACTATACAATACTATTCTTAAAACGGATTACAAGCAAGGTGGAAAAGCATTGCAAGGCCTTATGAAGAAATATAATGAAGGAGGTTTGTTTCAAAGGTTAAGAGATAAACGCGCAGAACGCAGAATAGATAAAACTCCTGTTAGACAGGCTAGGACCTCAGAGCTTTTAGATGTACTGGCTAGCGATCAACCTACAACAAAGGGAAGATACTACCCAAAAGAAAAAGAAATAGTTATGTATAGGGATGATGATCCAGATACTCTTAAACACGAGCAGGTGCATGCTTCTCAATATGGCCCTTTACAAAGGTTATCTTATCTTTTGAAGTTTAACGACAGTGCAAGAATACAAGATCCTGCAAAAAGAAAAGCTTACAGAAAACTTACTAGCGGTAAAAATATAGTTGACGACAGACAATTCAATCCTGCTGGTCAATATGTTCTAAGTAGAGGAGAAGAGTTTGAAGCGGTTTTAGACACAGGGGTAAATGCTGCAAAAGAACAAGGGGTTGATTTCAGTAAATCTTATGATGATATACTTTCTCAGTTATTAAACGCACCCTCCCCTACTAATAATATGACGGGATTAAGAAAGTTTATGGAGAATAAATTTACTAAAGAACAAAGAGATCTAATACTTAAATCTATAAAATGAATATAAGCAGAAGAAAAACTCCAGGCATGAGAATAAGGAAGTTCCACAACGGTGGGAAAGGTCCTGGGCATCCACATTCAGACACAACTAACTACATAACCAGTGCTACTGAAAGAATTAACAGACAGTTATTTAAAGAGTCGGGGGGAGAACAAAATCCAAACACAGCTGTATCTCCAGCAGGAGCTATGGGGAAGTGGCAGATAATGCCAAGCACTCAACAAGACTTACAAGATAGAAATTTTATACCTCCAGGGTTAGATCCATTTGACCCTAACGACAGTAAAATTATGCGAGACGGGAAAATTAACGCTCTATTAAAAACTTCTTTTATATCTAATCCACCTAAACCTATACCAGAGGTTAACAAACTAGCCCGCATATACGCATCTTATAACTACGGGGAGGGGAATGTTAGAAAGGCTTTAAATGAAGCTTCGGAAAAAGGGGTTGACATATATGGTGATCCAAGACAATGGCTTGATTTCCTACCTGAAGAAACTAAAAATTACGTAAACTATATACTTTTCAATGACTAAACCTAAAAACGAATTCGATCTACCCTCACCATGTTTCCTAAACCAAGAGAAACTAAAAGAACAAGAAGCTAAAATAGAGTCTGGAGAAACAGTATGCAATATAGAAGCTCCAGAAGACTGTGAAAGTTGTAGCGGATAATATATTATATTTGTAAAAAATAAAGAGTTATGCAGATTAGAAAATATAGAATGGGTGCTAAAACCCCAGAATACTTAAGTGGGGGCCAAGTTAAGCTAGATAAAAATAAAGACGGGAAAATTAGCGGAGAGGACTTTAAGATGATGATGGCTGGTGGTGTGATGCCTAAATACAACATGGGTGGGCAGATGCAAAGGTCTCCAGAACAAGCCGCTCCAGTTAATGTAGGTGAGTTATTAGAGATGTTGTCGCAGATGCCTTCTGAAGCAAAACTTTCTCCTGAAGAGGTGGCTCGATTTATTATGGGGGACCTACCTATGGATATGCCTCAAGGGAATCCAATGCCTCAAGGAGGCGGAATGCAATAATATATGGCTACTTTAAACGTAACTATAAGCGAAGAACTAACTCTTAATGGAGCCGACAGAGGGTCTACAAATACTCTTGCTGTAGCTTCTGTTACTCAGGTATACCATAGGATCGTTACTTGTCCTGCAAGCCAAGATACTACAGTAGCAACGTTTGCCAGTACAGTAGATGACAGCACAAGCGCAGCTGGCAGTATAGATGTTGGTGATGTAAAATACGTAAGATTAACAAATCTAGGTACAAACCCTGTAAACTTGTCTTTACAAGTAGGTACAACAGACGGTGGAGATGGTGCCGCTGATGAATCTGCTACAATTCTTATTGAAGCTGGAAGAAGTTTTGTTATGGGTGCTACGGCTGACGCTATAGCTGTTAACGATACGAATGCAAATATAGACGTGTCAATGCATGAGTTGGAATCACTACTTATTGATCCAGGATCTAACGCAGTAACAATAGAGGTATTTGTAGCTAGCTAAGATGAAACCTATACTTAGGCAATATAAACATGGTGGATGGCACCCTTTTAAAAAAGAAGAAGGACCAAAACCCGTTTTAAAGATGTCTGAAAGAGAGCCTTCATATGGAACTGTATCGCAACAGTTAGGTGATGCTGTTCAATACAGCGGAGGGGATAACAGCGATATTTTAAAGATGTTAGCTTTAACTAAAGAAAAACCTGTTACAAGCTGGGCAGATGTAAACTTTAGTTCAGAAGAAATCCTTCCTCAATTTAGAGCAGCACGAGATGGAGATTCAGACAATATTAATTTCTTTAAAATAGATCCAGAATCTCAGCAGTACGCTAGGGCTAAAATGAGTGATGGCGATTTATCTGAGATGTTTGGGAGAGATTTGAGCGTTTCTGAAGAGAAATACGTTCGAGGTCAAGTATTTAAAAACCCAGCTTTGTTGTCTTATTTTATGGGGATCGGCGAAGAGCCTAGTAAAAGGGAGATGAAAAAGTTTAACGTTGTTAAAAACGTAGGGAAGAAAAGCCAAAACATAGGTAAAGGAACGACTGGAGGAGGGCAAGTAGGGGAAGGAAATAGAATTACAGAATTTATAAGAGACGGAGTAGCTTATATTTGTCTAGACGGAACATGTAAAGTAAAACAATAATGAAATTAGAAGTAATTAGATTTAACAAAGGAAAGGATTCAACAAATGGGATACTATTTAATACAACGAATGAAAGAAAATTTTTATGTTATACTCTCGAAGATGAAAGCCGTACTGAAAAAGTGTGGGGAGAAACTTGTATACCTGAAGGAGAGTATTGCGTCGGTCTTAGGACTGTGGGGGGGCATCATGCTAAATACTCTAAAAGGTTTTCTGATATTCATATGGGAATGCTTCACGTACTTGATGTACCTAATTTTAAATATATTCTTATTCATTGCGGCAATACTGACGAAGATACTGCTGGATGTTTGCTATTGGGTGATTCTCAAGAAAACAACAACATCAAAGAAAACGGATTCATCGGACGATCCACCCAAGCCTACTTCCGTATCTACGAAGACATCGCGAAAGCGATCGAAAGCGGGGAGGAAGTAACTATAACATACCGAGATTTTGCTACATGCCTTCTTTTATCTCAAGACGATGCGGTAAAAATGCTTGACGAGTGCTAGAGGTAGTTAAACTTCTAAATCTCTATATACTCTCTGTACAAGAAGTCTGGCTTTCTGAGTCAAAGCATACCTAACCCTGTAGTTAAACTTTGTTTCATCCCTAAAAAGATGATCTTCAAAAGTCTCAGAAGGGGTAAGTTTATCAAAATGTTTATATAAATAACCCTTATTAACTAACGGATATATAAATCTATTCTGTGTATTGTTTCTGTTCATAGCTAAGCTTTCTGCTGCGTACTTTATCGTAAAGAACTGAAGGTCATACCCCCAAAAAAGAAACTCTACATGAGAGAAGTTAATGTCGTATTCTTTGTTTATAAAGTGTTTAACAACTTTTAATTTCTTTAAATAGTTTCTGCGGATATATTTCTTATCTTGCATAGAGAATTCTCTAAACAGTTTCTTTTTAGGTACTTTACTTTTAGGCATTAAATAGATTATTATTATGAAAGATATAGCTTTTTTATTAGAGATTCAAAAATTAGCGCTAGAAATGGACGATCTTGTTGATAAGTACGACATGAGAGACAGATTTGTATCTATATTGGTTTCTGGATTCTTGCAAGAAAATGATTATGGGGAGTTAAATATGAATGCCATATATAGTTACCATCTATCTACTATCTTTGAGCTAACGGAAATATTAGATTTTATAAACAATACATTTGAACACGAATTTGAATCTGATGCTCCAGATACTTTTGAAAACTTCGACGACGACGTAGACGATTTTTTAGAAAGCTTGGGGATAGAAACTGAATAAAATGGAAGGAATTATTAGAAAAATAGTAATTGGAAGAGATCCAAAAGACGGTATGGCTTATTATATAGGTATGAGAGCAGGGGCTGGAAAAGTAAGCACAATCGTTCAAGACGAAAGATATCTAGTTAAACACAGTAAAAACAGATACCTTGTATACATGCAAGACGCAGAAGGCGTTCAAACCTTATGGAAGGCTATAGACGGTATGCCATGTATGTTAGAATTTGATTGCAACTTTTAAAATGGTAAGATCTCAACTATATACTCCTGGCGGAGAGTTTACTTTACCTGACGGTTTTGACTATGTAGGTCCGTATCATGTTCACGTAAATCAGGGGGCTATGGTAGGTGGGTTTCATAAATCCTCAGCTCATGACAGGCTAACCCCTTCTACTGCAGCCTCTAGATCTTCAATGCGAAATATAATGCAACAACTTAGTCCCCCAAAAGCGCCAACAAGAAGAGGACGAACAAGATCTTCAGGCGGTTCGGGTTCTGGTGGTTATCAATAAAATCTAATGAAAACATTTAATTTATTTGTCGTTAAGCTTGAAAAAAGGCTTAAGGACACAATTACTTCAGATAGCGGACTTGAGCTATATATAGATTCAAAGTTTAACGACTTTGACAATCGAATAACTGAAGGTCCCGTTGTATGCGTACCCTTTAAGTTTGATACGGGAGTAGAAGTAGGGGATACTTTATACTTTCATCACTTAGTAGTTCTAGGTGGAGATAATAACGGTCAGATTTTCACTGAAGAAGACAACACCTATATCGTTACTTACGATCCAAACAATGCAATTGGGAACCAGGCTATAGCATATAAGAGCCAAAAAGATGGTAAGATACGTTGTTTAGCTGGTTGGTGCCTATTGAAATCTGTAGAACAAGAGGAGTTAAAGCTTCAGTCAGACCTTATAGAGATTGTAGACCTAAAAGAAACCTTACCTACTAAGGGTGAAGTAGCTTATACTTGTAAGTCGGCTGATGAACAAGGGGTTCTCCCAGGAGACATTGTAGGGTTTAAACAAAACAGAGATTATCGTATAACTATAGACGGGGTAGAATACTACCGCACCCGTGCAGAAGACTTGATGTATGTCGAAATATAAATTTACTACTACTAGCGCCTCTAAAAGGCTTATGAAAAGCATGGAGATAGCTATAGATAATATGATCGAAGAGATTAAAAAACCTGTAGACCCTGAAATAAATGGGAGTGCACGAAAGGCGGAACTTCAATCTATAAAACAAACGGCTACGGACTGCAAGGAGCTTATTATAGAGAGGCAGAGGTTGGCTCAGATGGTTAAAGACCTTGAGGTTAGCGGGGATATAAAAGACATAAAGGACTACTCTGGCGGATTTGCTGAAAGATTTTCTAAATGAATCATAAAAAAGCAAGTCATCCAGACTATTACAGATGGTATAAAATTTTTAAAAGATATGGCTTAACAAAAAAAGCCTATGAAGATAAACTTAAAAAACAAAACAATAGTTGCGGGCTGTGTGGAACTGTTATAATAGATAGAGGTCGTAAAAAATCAAACCATAAGCAACACCCTCAGATAGATCACGATCACTCAACAGGAGCAACAAGAGATTTTCTTTGTAGAGGTTGTAATACTAGCTTGGGTCATTTTGAGGTAGGAATGAAAAGATGGCTTTCTTTTTTTTATTACGTTATAAAACATAAAATTAAATATTATTTAAAGATATTTTAACTTCATCAAATTGTCATAGGGAATTTTACGTAGGGTTAATTAAGTTGTAACTTTGTAGCATGAAGAAATTATTATTTGTTTTATTATTGCTACCTGTATCCGTTTTGTCTCAATGCAATCAGCACGTTTTTACTTCCGTGGGGGCTGAGAAATGGACTAACTTTCAATACCAAGACTGCGATGGGGAGTCTCATTATTTTGGGTTACCTGCGGGAGGGTATACTATAATTTATTGTGCAGACATAGGAACAACTTTTGTTTTAAACGGAGATGGATTTGTCTACCCGTTACTTACAGAGCACCCTAATTACGCTTCATGCATACAGGAGGATACATGCCCTGGAGACTTGGATAATAGCGGAACGGTAGACGTTCAAGATTTATTATTATTTTTATCAAACTACGGTGTATGCGAAAACTAATATATCTATTAGCTTTATGGGTTCCAACGTTATCCGCACAATGCGATATATCTATAAGCAGTTGGGATGCCTTTTCAGGAGATATTACTATTGAAGCAATTAATAGCGAAAATTGTGGATGCAATGAGTTTACGTCTGAAGGCACTACTTGCGAGACAAGCTCAAACCCGCATACTAATAACAACACAACAGTATCTCACATAGTTTTAGGGTTACATGTAGAAGGATTAGATTACAATTGGTTGGATTGTTTAACTGCAGTCAATCACCCAGGTTGGACATTTAAAGTGTTTACTCTTTACGGGAATCAGATACTAGAGAGTGGGGATACTTGGAGTGCTAATGTTTATGATACGGGGGCAAGTACAAACGATTGTTGGGGGGAAATACTGGCTAACGATACGCTATGTACTGAATTAGTCATATGGCAAATAAACTTATCTCGTACAGCCTCTACCGAAGAAGGTGGCTGGGCGGTAAATCAAGGGTTTAATCAAACGCAGAACTATCCTGACGTAGATCTTTCTAATAACACTGCTATATATTGTGCCCCACCTTCGTGTGATACAGTGTATGTAGACGTAGAAGTTATTGAATACGTAGACGTCATTGAATACCTTACGGATACACTTTATATAGATGTTGAGTGGGTAACGATTGACACTTTGTATATTACCGAGATAGACACACTAATAGAGTATGTCCAATTACCACCAGATACTCTATACGAGTATATTTATCTAACAGACACAATGTATGTAGAGGTAGTTGTGGATAATTACGTTTATGTTACAGATACCTTAACGTTTACTGAATACGTATTTTCAACCGAATATATAGATTGTTATACAGGTCTACCCTGTGAAGACGGTGGTGGCGGAATTAATGACTGTGACGATAATAGTATTTTTATCCCTAATACTTTTACCCCTAACAATGATGGGGTCAATGATGTATTTTATGCAGTAACAGATCCAACGTGTTGGTTAACGTGGAATATGCAGATATATAATAGATGGGGGACGCTTGTGAAAGAAATAAAAGATCCTTTAGATTATTGGACGGGTTTAAGTTACTCTGGGCATTGGTTGTGCCCTGATGGAGTTTACACTTGGAAGCTTAACGCGACTCAGTCTGGGAAAGCTACCCAGCTTCAAGGGCTTGTAACAATATTTCGTTAACTGTATTTTTTTTAGTATATTGCAAGAGTTATGAAAGCTATAAAAAGAGATTATAAAAAAGAGTACGCTAAGTACGGATCTAAGATTAAAGCTAAAAAATATCGCGCGGAGCTAAATCAAATTAACAGAGAAAAAGGAAATTACGGGAACGGAGACGGATTAGACGAGGCTCATTTTAGTAAAGGGGGTAAGACTAGACTTCAAGCTCAGTCTAAAAACAGAGCTAACAATAGGCCTAAAAAAAGGAATAGCGTATAAGCTATTAAATTTAATTTATATATAATGAAATATTTACTTATTATCATGTCTGCTATATTGTTAGCGTCATGTTCTGTGCAAACTAAACACAGAAGGTCTCAAGCGAGACATTACAATCAATGTTGGTGTATAGACCCTTGGGGAGGAGGCGCCGAATGGTGTTGCGATGGACCAGCCCCAAAATACATGTCCCCGTACAAGCATGCAGGAGGTTACATTAGAGCTGAATTTTAATAAGATGGCAGAGTATAAATGTGATTGCAACGATAAGGTTGTAGATAAGTCAGGTATTACAATAAAGTATATTGAAGGAGAGGGGGTAATACATGAAATAAATTGCGAGGAGTGTGGGAAATATATGACGTTAGCTAACCCAAAATCTGGCGCACCTGGGTTTAGATCTAATAGATATGGTCAGACGTTTTGAGTGTACTTTTAGATGTTAAAGAGTATGAAGAACCAGCTGTTAAGATTTGTCCCAACGGTACGGAAGGTGAGCTTATCGAACTCGGTGGGTTACTCATTTGCCTTCCAAAAAGGCCTCCGAAGAAAGAAATTTCAGGATATAAAGAATCAAACTCTATGCAAATGTGGAGAAGGATACTTATGCCGCAGGAACTGTCTCGTATTCGTTCTATGGATGAGTGGGGGGAAATGCCGCGAGAGTTTAGAGCGAAGTTTCGTCCATATATCGAGGAAGAGTTTAGGCGTAGGCGTGAGGGTTTTTGGTTTTATAACAACGGTACAGCTACATATATTACGGGGAGGCACTACATGATGCTTCAGTGGACCAAGCTAGATATTGGTTATCCGTATTTTTTAAACTTTCAAAGAGACATCTTTTTGCATTTAGCTGCGTGTGAAATTGACCCTAGATGCATAGGTCAGCTATATACTAAGTGTCGTCGTAGCGGGTACACGAACATGTGTTCATCCGTCCTTGTAGATGAAGGAACGCAAGTAAAAGATAAACTTATGGGGATACAGTCTAAGACTGGTAAGGATGCCCAGGAAAATATATTTATGAAGAAGGTGGTTTTTATGTTTAGGAACTATCCTTTTTTCTTTAAGCCTATTCAAGACGGTACAACTAATCCTCGTATGGAGTTAGCTTTTAGAGAGCCGTCAAAAAGAATAACTAAAAACAATAAAACCTCTCAAATGGGGGAGGCTTTAAATACAGTTATTAATTGGAAGAACACAACAAACAATGCATATGACGGTGAGAAGCTACACCTGTTGTATTTAGATGAAGCAGGAAAATGGGAAAGACCTACAGACATAAGAGACGCTTGGAGGATTCAGAGGACTTGTTTGATCGTCGGAAGAAAAATCGTGGGGAAGGCAATGGTCGGAAGCACGGTAAATCCAATGGACAAAGGAGGAAGTCAGTACAAAGACCTATGGGAGGATTCAAACCCCTTGGAGAGGAACGCGAATGGGAGGACTAGAACTGGTCTATATAGACTTTTTATTCCTGCATATAGATCTTTAGAGGGATTTTTTGATAAGTTTGGCCTCCCAATAGTTGACGATCCCTCAGAAACTATAGAGGGTATAGACGACGAATACATCTATACAGGGGCTAAAACATTTTTAAAAAACGAAAGAGATTCTTTAAAAAATGATCCTTCAGAGTTAAACGAAGTAGTAAGACAATTTCCTTTTACTGAAGATGAAGCTTTTAGAGATAGTATAGAGGGGAGTGTGTTTAATGTTGGTCAAATTTATGAACAGGTAGAGCATAACGACGAGCTTTTTCCTAACCCTGTTGTTTCAGGAAACTTTGTTTGGAAAGGCGGTGTAAAAGACACTGAAGTAATATTTAGTCCAAATCCCCAGGGTAGATTTAAAATTGCCTGGATGCCTCCTCCTAATTTTAGAAACCAAAAGAAAACAGAAAAAGGCAAGCGAGTAGCTCCTCATTCAGATTTTGGAGTAGGTGGAGTTGACTCGTATGATCTTGACGCTACGGTAGACGGTAGAGGATCTAAAGGTTCTTTACATCTGTATAACAAGTTTCACATGGAGCACCCTTGCAATATGTTTGTATTAGAGTATGCTTCAAGACCTCCTTTAGCTAAAATATTCTACGAAGATGTTTTAATGGCTTCTGTATTTTACGGTTACCCTATATTGATAGAGAACAACAAATACGGTATCGCAAGGCACTTTGAAGCCAGAGGGTATGACGGGTATCTAATGGATAGGCCTAAGCATTTAATTAGCGCCAGCGGAATGAAATCTAAAACAAAGGGAATACCTTCTAACTCAAAAGATGTAATCCAAGCTCACGCACATGCTATAGAAGCCTTTATACATGACCATGTGGGGGTAAATAGAGAAACAGGCGATATTGGAAAGATGTATTTTAACAAAACATTAGAAGATTGGATAGGTTATAAAATAGACGATAGAACAAAATATGACCTTACAATTAGTTCTGGGCTGGCTTTATTAGGGGCGCAAAAAGCTAAGTTAAAAAAGGCCTCTGACCTATCAGAAAAACGATTCTTTAGGAGATATCAAGTAATCGGATGATTCACTATATTTGCTAAATAGAAATACCATATCTTAAGGATGTATAATAACGATAATAAAAGCAAGCAGGGTTTTCCCGATCCATTAGAATCTACGGAATTAAAGCAAGGGAAAAAATATGGTATACAGTACGCTAAGGCAATTGAATCGCAGTGGGGTAAAACTACAGACGATTCTTCTTTAGTAGGGAGAAGAAATAAAACTTTTGAAAAAGATAGGGATTATGCTATTGGAGTTCAAGATACAAGTATCTATAAACAGCTACTAAACTCTCTTCAGCCCAATAAAGCAGACGGAGCTTTATTGAATATGGATTACACTCCAGTTCCTATCCTACCTAAATTTGTAAGAATTGTAGTTAATAAGATACTATCTGTTAACCCTTACCCTAACTTAGAAGCGGTAGACCCTTTGTCTTCTTCTGAAAAAAATGAAAAAAAGAAAAGGATTCTAAAGCAAGTTAACTCTAAGGGTAAGCTTAAAGAGTTGAAAGACAAGACGGGTGTTGTTCTAGATATGGACCCAGATTCTATTCCAGATACACCAGAAGAAGCAGAGATTTTATTTGACACTAACGTTAAGACAGACGGGGAGATTTCGGCTCAACTAGGTACAGAGCTTACTCTTACCTGGAACAACTTTGTAGATAACACTTTTCGTAGGTGCGTAAACGACTTAGCTACTTTAGGTATGTCTGTAGTAAAAAGGTCAAACGATCCAAACGAAGGTATTAAAACATCCTATGTAGATCCATGTATGTTTATACACAGCTATACAGAAGACCCAAATTTTGACGATCTTATATACGCTGGCCATATAAAAAAAATCTCTATACAGGAGTTAAAACGTTTGGCTGGAGATGAATTAAGTGAGGAAGATTATAAAAAGATTGCTGATAGATCTAAAGGGAGAAACGGCAATGACTCTGGTAAGTACAATAAAGTTAATTATAATGACGCCTTAGGTAGAACATCATTCGGGTATGACGACTACATGGTTGAGGTTTTAGATTTTGAGTTTATCTCCGTCGATTGCATTCACTTTGAAGAGAAAGAAAACAAACACGGTAACACAGGGTTCTATTTTAAAGGCTTTGAGGAGCAACCTATTAAAAACAGCGTGTTTGAGCGCAAGCCTCATAAACTAGAGGTATCTACTGTTTACGGTGGGAGCTATGTTCTAGGTTGCGATTATTTATTTGGGTATGGCAAAACTAAAAACGTACCTAAAAACATACACGATATATCTAAAGCGACATTGTCTTACTCTGTAACGGCAACTAATATTCGTAATATGGTGCCTAAGTCTATGGTAAATAGCTGTGTAGGGTTTGCTGACATGCTTCAGCTTACTCACCTAAAGATACAGCAGGCTATAGCAAAAGCTAAGCCAGATGGTTTGATTATAGATATAGAGGGTTTAGAAAATGTACAGCTAGGAAAAGCTGGAGAACTACAGCCTTTAGATCTACATGACATCTATGAGCAGACAGGTGTTTTCTATTACAGGAGTAAGAACCCTGAGGGTGGATTCCAAAATCCTCCCGTTAGAGAAATAGGTAATAGTATTAGAAACATCAATGAACTTATAGGTTTATATAATCACTACCTACGTTTAATAAGAGATACAACAGGTATTAACGAAGCTATGGATGCTTCTTCCCCTAAAGGTGATGCTTTAGTTGGTGTTCAGAATCAAGCAATAGCTGCAGGTAATAATGCCATATATGACATAACGAATGCAGCTATGGTCTTATTTAAAAAGGTATGCGAGGATGTAGTTAAGTGTATTCAGATTATACCTACCGAATCGGTTTTATATAAGATCTACGAAAACGCTATTGGGGATACAAACATGGAGGCTTTAGCTTCCTTCCAGGACTTGCCGATGTATAACTTTGGTGTCGTGGTTGTAAAAGACATGGAAGATAAGGATAAAGCTTATCTAGAGCAAAACATTCAAATGGCTCT